GTAAATAGGGAGAAGCAAATTCTGAAGGTAATCAGAAGTAGCTGACATAAGGTGAGTAATCTTCGTGTTATAAGCTCTGCTGAAAAAGTGTGGAGGGTCACGAAGTAGAACTAGCTCTTCGTACTCACCTATAAGTGACCAATCTGTATGCATACTAGGCGTGAGTAAGTCGGGCATGCAGTAGGAAGACGTTCCGTGGTCACTTCCATAAGGGGAATCATGAAAGTGGTTCCCTTTATGTCTTTTTTTTATGAAGTCGAAGGTGTGGACCATACACCCTGTAGGATTTATTTTTGTAGCTTTTCATTTGTAATACAAACTTAGCCACAAAACCACAGGTGTATATTATATAAGTAGATAAGTAGTTAATAACCAGATCTTTAGTGTATTTATATAATAATAATATATAAGGGGCCAGAATGGAGTTATACCCGAAGCAGTATGAAGACTTGTGTGAGCATGAGAGTGATGCCTATGCAGGTACGATATACAATGGAGATCAGCTAGTAGACGTTTACTTTCTTTATGGTCGTAATGACAGGAGGGATGTAGGTGTCTGCATAAGAGAGTCAGATGAATGCCCAAGTAACTATGTTTCAGGTAGTGTAGACAGTTACATAAGGCAATTAAGTTATGGAGATGAAGGAATCCCATTAGATCCAGAAGGCATGTATAAAGCCATAAGCAAGTTGAAGTACATAAGGAGGAACGAACAGTTCAGGTTGAATGTACTTGCGTTGTTCTTTAAATGGGCCGCAGAGAGAAGTTTGATGATAGACCCGAAGCTCATCCATAAGGAGAGCACTTTCAGTAAATCTATAGAGCTATATGAATATGAATATAAGAAAGCAATTGAGGATAGAAACACAACCACAAATCGAGATCTGGTGGCCTGATGGGAAAGGGAACACCAAGAAGATAGAGTTGGACCATACATCTACTGATAAAGGAGATGATGAGATAGATATAGATATAACGGAGCCTGATGAAGAAGAAAAACCCAATTAAGTGTGAGTGTTGTGGGAAGCATATTGAAGTACATTGTGGGAAGTATCATATCAAGCATCACGTATTATGCAGTGAACAATGCTTGGAATCGTTTAACCAATATTATGAGGAACGAATCAATGCCTTTAGATCCTGATGATGGAGTAGCGGTTGAGAATGATGAAGACAATCGTGAGAAGTTGATTCAAAAGATTCTTGACATGATGACTGATGATGACATCAGGGAGATGGCAGGAGACTATTTGGACAAAGAGTATGAGCATGATGAGAATCAGTTCCAAGAGGACTGGAAAACATACATAGAGGATTATGAAGAATAAAGTGTCAGACAGAGACTATGCGTTGGAAGAAGCAGATGATTACTTCCAAGATGAGTACGATGCGACTGAAGAAGCCTACAGTCATTATCAATACCACATGGATATGATGGAAAAGTATCCAATTAGATATAGGATAGAATTATTCAAAGAGAGGGTCGAGAATCGCTGGAGATGGAGTAGCTGGCGTAAATGGTCCTATCGAGTGCTTCCTTGGCTTAGGAACAAGAAATATCCAGAAGAAATACCATTCTAGGAGTAACAATGGAAGTTAAACCACATAAATTTGTAATTGAGGATTTAGATAGAACAGATCTGAGGGGATTAGCAGAAGCTTGTCATTTCTATAACCAACTAGCAGAAAAAATACTTGGTCAATCAGGCTGTTTATGGCTTGGATCATACAAGTTTAAGCATTCAGGTGGAATTGAAGATGATGTATGGGATCAATTTACCAATAAAGTTGAAGATGCAGTAACCATGTATGATTGGACTAAATTTAAAACAGAATGTCGTTTAATTGAACATAAAGAAGAACAAAATGACTGAAGAACATAACGTGCCAGAACCACCAGAGAGACAGGAAACCGATGCTGAGAAGATCGAAAGATTGGAAAAGCGTGAACAAGAACTAACTGATCAAGTACAGGCACAAGCACACAGAATCCAAACCCTAAGTGATAACTTAGGTAAGAGAACCGAGATTTTTAGTGTACTTGCTGGTGAACTAGAGCCTTATCTGAATATCCCTGAAGAATCTGATACTGATGTTGAGGATATTGTTGATCAGAGGATTGATGAAGTATTTTCAGATAAGTTCAGTGATCACATTGCAGATGTAACAGTGGACATTGAAATCAACGATGCTACTGCATCATTAAGTTATTAATATAAATAAGGGTTAGTTCTATATGAATTAACCCTATTCTTATAAGGTTATATATGATTAATGGAATGGATATTGGTCAGTTACAAGACCACTTGAAACAACAAGACATGCTGAAGATCGATTACATACAAGACGGTAATCAGATGGAGTTCAGCACTTATTATCAAGAAGAATGGAATGAGGGGCTTCAGAAGCACACTGTCACAAATCATGGTGATTTAAGGATCTATGGTGATGACTACGAAGCTACTTTAAGAACAACACCTCATACCAACATGCAGATTGGCAACAGGTTGGGCATTCCTAACAGTTATTTCAATAGGATGCTTGAGAAAGAACCTGATTTGCTGAGAGCCAATGTGAATTGGTGGTTACGCAAAGCAATGCCGGAGAAGAAACATATGGTTCGTTCTTTAGGAAATAGAGCACGAGCATTTGTTTCTAACAGGTTCAACAATCAGTTGGATAACTACGATGTTGTTCAAACATTGTTACCTCCTTTAGAGAAACTTGATGTCACGTTCAAAGACTCCTATGTTACTGAAAATAGGATGTATTTAAGAGGTATGATACCCGGAATGGAACGTGAAATAACAACCCGGAAGAAAGTTGGAGAAGTCGTTAGAATGGGATTCTGCTTTTCTAACAGTGAGATTGGATTAGGTCAATTGGTGTTAGAACCTGAAATCATTACATTGGCTTGTCTCAATGGGATGACTATCAATCAGTTGGCTCATAAAAGGAAACATATTGGTATGAGTTATAGTCTTAACAATGAAATTATATATAAGGATTCAACCAAAGCATTAGCAAATCAGGCATGGTTGTCTTCAGTGAAGGATGAGATAGATCACATCTTTAAAGAAGATAGCTTTGACAAGATTGTAGAACAGATGCAGAACTCAGCAGATAGCAAGGAAATCAAGGATCTTGAAAAGACACGAGACACTGTGGTTAAGGACTTTGCTATGAGTGAAGCAGAAGGTAAAAAGATCTTAGAGGAATTGTTTAATTCAGGTGATCGAACTCAATGGGGTATGGCAAGTGCTATTACAGCAAGTGCTCATAATGCACCTCATGCAGATCGTAAGATGGAATTGAACAAAATAGGTTGGGATGTCGTTAGTATGGAACCACGAAAGTGGGAAGAACTGGCGATAGCGGCATAAATTAGAGGCCGTTTATGTCGTAGACACATGGAAGTGTCTTTTTAGGGGCTGAAAGGCAACTTTTGGTCCCTTTTCTTGCCTTATTTGTTGACAACGCAAACCAAAAAGAATAAAATGAATGCATTAGATAAATGGAATAAACTCGTTAAAGAAGGGAAAGTCAAAGATGACGGATCTTACAAAGAAGGTGAAGCTGTTGAGACTGAACCTAAGCGAAATAGCGAGAAAAGCTGGAGTTACACGCCAACTGGTGTCGATGGTGGTCAATGGGAAAAGGCAAAATTCCAAAGTTCGGACTATCCTCAGACTAGAAGTAGAAAGGCACATGAACTTGTTGATGGAACAAGACAGGAAACAGGAGAAGAAGATCCAGTAACTATTGCTCTTAATCTAAAACTTGCGGCCCAAGCAAGGTTCCATATCAATGGACTTTTTAAGAATAAGATAAAAGAAGAGCAATTCAGGGGTAAGCATTCCATAGCATTCTTACTGACAAATGGAACAATCGTTACGGCATCTTATCGGGAACGCAGAACATTAAAACGTCATCCTACAAGAGTTTGGATATTCAAATGGGGCAAAAACATGACAGGCATTGATGTGTCTCCAATAACATTACCAGTACGTTGGGGAGGATCAAAAGCACCTGAAATCACTGTTGACTATTATGCAGTCAATGACTTGATCAAAAAGGGTGTGTTGCAAACAGGAGAGTCTTGGAAGATCCGAGACATAAAAACATTAAGAAAATATGATATGAATCTATGACATTTGATTTTAATAAATGGTCAGAGGAATGGAACGAACAACGTCAATTCAACCCGGAGAACAAAGAATCACGGAAATGCGGATTCGGTGCTACCGATGTCGTAGCTTTAATGGGCTACCAAAAAAACAGAACTCCCAACATGGTATTAGACGAAAAAAGAGGGATTCGGGAACCAGACGATTTGAGCGAGAACTGGCACGTGAAATGGGGGAGTTATGATGAAGATACCATCAAGCGAATTGCACGTGTTGAGTGGAACTGGAATATCCGTGATACGCATTACACTTATTGGAAAGGTTTCATATTTTGCCACCTAGATGGAATCATCGACATTAGCAACGAAACTGTAAATGGTTTAGAAGTTAAGAGTCGTGAATCCTTCATGAAGTATCAGTATGGTGAAGAAGGAACAGATCAGATTTTAAAGTCTGAGATGATTCAGATCCAAACGATGCTGATGGTCACAGGACTTCCTGCATTCAAATTGCTGGTACGTTGTGGAAAGGAGCCATTGAAGGTCTTCCATGTGGAGCCAGAATCAAAAATACAACAGGCGATTACTGCAAAGGTTGGAGAAGCAGTGAAGTGTCTCGCAAATGGAGGTTATCTTGAAGTAGATGAAGCAAAAGATACTGACTATATATATAAAGAAGGAGGTAATGATAAAGAATATATAGAAGTAACACCTGATATTGAATATGAATTAGAACATTGGAAACTTGCAACTGATGACTTAAAGAAACATCAGGAAGAAGTAGATCATTGGAAAACAAGAATAAAGAAACGAATCGGAGACAATTATGGAATCAAAGATTCAGAAGGTAACACCAGAGTTGTCTGGGCAAAGCGTAAAAAGGGAAGAGCAATCATCCCATACTTCAACACTCCATCAGGAAATGGAAATGAGTAATTCAGAAAGAGCAGTTATTCCGTTTACACAAGGTTTGAATGCACCAATTGTTGTAGACACGGATTTAGAATTGAAAAAGTTAGAATTGTCAGCAAAACGTATGGACTATCATATGAAGCTGGCTACTGCGGTCATGCAATCAGGACTTGCCCCAAAGCATTTCTCGAATCCACAGGCCGCATTTGTTGCAATTGAGTATGGAGTTTCAACGCTGAACATGGAACCGATGTCTGCGTTGTGGAATATTTCAGTCATTCAGGGTAAACCAAGTCCAAGTGCCGCCAGTGCCATTGGTGCATGTGATACTTACTTGGATGAACCTCACGAATATAAATACTATGACAAAAATGGTACTGAATTACCCCAAGACACCGATCATGCCCATAAAGTTGTATGTCTGATGAAGAGGAAGGGGAAGGTTTTCACCGGGAACTTCTCTTTGGAAGATGCACAGCGGGCTGGTCTAGTGAAACAGGGTGGTGGTTGGGAAAAGTACCCCAAACAGATGTTGGAAGCGAGATCCGGGATGTTTGCGGCTCGGAAGAGTTGCCCCAACATTTTTGCTGGTATTTATTCGACTGAAGAAGTTCAGTATTTCAAGCCAGATACGTCTTCAAGCGAAGGAAGCTCAAAAGATGAACCAAAGAAGGGAGTTAGTGCAAAAGATGCAATACTGACCGATTTGGGCATCCCAGAGGGCAAAGCTGAAGATAAGAAGGAAGAACTGAGCTACATTCAGATGCGAAAAGATGAAATCGAACAGATGGTTGACGAAGACAAAACTCAACTGTCCTACGATTCAATCACTGAACGATGCAGGTTGAAGGCACGTGAATGGGAAATGAGTATGAGTAAAGAAGATTGGCATGATTTCTGTGTCTTTCTTCAGAACATAAAGGACTCATATCCTGATGATGTCAAGCCCAGCTAAGTTTGGTGATTTAGCGGATAAGATCAAGACTCTTGCTGAAAAGCATGGTGCTAAGATCACAGGATTGCCAGTAAACCGTTGTCAGGAAATAGATCTTGGCAACGGCAGACGAGGAATGTTGTGGACTGATGAAAACGGCATAGAGTATTTCACATTTGAATCCAAAAAATCCCAAGATACCATCATATTTGAGTTTCAGAATGCGTTGGACAATGCAGGTATGCAACGCTTCAAGAACCTTGAGTATAGTAAATTCACCAAATTAAAAGAGGTTGGAAATAGAGATATTAAAGACCTTGGTGATCAAACCAAAACCAAAGGTTTCCTCTTATGGGGAAACGTTGGTACAGGTAAAACCACACTTGCTATTCAAATAGCATTCAGAGCAATTGCAGATAGTCGCTCAGTTGCATTGTATCGGTGGCAGGATTTGCTGTCTAAAGCACGTGCCACAATGAACACTGATACTAAAGACACCCTGATTGATCTTGTAGATCCAATTAAGAAGGCAGATTTGTTTGTCTTGGATGAATTGGCAAATAAAAAGAGATCAAATGCAACAGATTTTGAAACAGAGTTGTTTTTCGATATTGTTGCAACCAGACATGGAGCCACAAGCCCCATGATTTTAACTTCTAATATGTCTCCGAAGGAGATCGAACAGGTCTATGGTTCAGCACTCGTTTCCCGATTGTTGGATCGTGACTATATGGAAATCATTCAATTTCAAGGTAAAGACAGACGATTATGAAAGAAACAAGTTGGCTAACAGGATTTTCTGTAGATGCAGATAAAGTCCAAAGAGATTCATACGGCAGATTAAGTATGCATTTCAAATCCACAGAGACAGAAACTGAAACTTATGAAGCAATCTGTAAAATGGCAGAAGAAAGTGGAGGTCGAATATCACCACATCAAGTTGCCAAACAAATGCTCATTCACATGGTAAAAAGCATAAAAGCAGAAGTGAATGAAACCAAAGGCAGAAGAGAAGAGAATAGAGAAATTGCTAAAAAGAACAATGAACGGAAGAAGAAAGCACGTGAGTATGCAAGAAAACATTATGCCAAAAAGAAGGCTCAAAAAGAGCAGAAAAAACAGTTGGCAGAAATGGATGAGCATAACAGCAAGGTTGCAGGTGACATAGTTCGTGAATCCCCCAACTACGCTAACTAAGTAACCCGAAGGGCTACCAT